TAAAAACTTATGTATAAAAATTTAGAAGCTGAATTGGCTAGAAACGGCATATCTAAAAATTCATTAGCCAAAACATTAAATCTATCCCAAAAGGGATTGTATTTAAAATTATCTGGAGAAACAGATTTTACATTAACAGAAGTAAAAAAGATAAAATCTTTATTTAAAGGATTGACTTTAGAATATCTATTTGTTGATTCAAAAGACGAAATTGCGTAGGAGGTGGGAAAGTGAGACATTATAGAGCTGTAAAGAGGAAAAAAGCAGCCCATACAAATGAGCTGCTAGAATTGAATGTAAAATTGTCAATTAATGGTACCGATTGTAGCACCGATAATTTGGTCAGTAAATACCACAAGATATGCAAGATTGCTTGTAGCAGAGCCATTAGTGATAGTGACATCTTTTAATAAAACAAAGGAATTTGATTGGTTTTGAATGTTTCTTTCAGAAAGAGTTTTATCGAAAACATTAAATAATTCTTTAAAAATGGTGTCACTAGGTGTAGATGATTCAATTTTTTTGTGATTAACAAATTTGCCTGTTATCATTCCATTTGGTGTAAACAAGATTAGTTCATTATTATTAAGTGATTCATCTGCATTGGGTATGCTAGACAATCCAGCTATTAAAATCTTTTTTGCTGCTATATTATTGTCCATGTATTTTCCTCCTTTCTATAAGAATTGCCGATATGCCAGTATCGGTAAGATAATTATAATATAGAAAGAAGAAAATGTAAATAATCAAGGAGGTGGGATATGAATTCTACTAAAAATATTACTGATAATTTAAAGCAAATTGTTAAAAAAAGTGGGTTGAAGCAGTATGTTGTAGCCGAAAAATGCGGTTATTCGCCAAAAACATTTAGTGATATGTTAAATAACAGAAAGCTCATAACAGCACAAGACATTTATATGTTATGTGAAGGTTTAGATATTAGCCCTAATGATTTATTAGGAGGTTGAGAAGATGGAACAGGAAAAACAAAGCGATGTGAATATTAAGCAACTTGAAGAAATTTCATATAAAGCTGGAGAAAGGATGATTGAGATATTAGAAGATAAGGCATCTATAAATGAAAATATAAATGCCTTAGGGATTTTAGCTGAAATTGTTATATCAATTAACTATAAATTTAGACTTAATAAAAGTTCATAATTAGCTGTCAGCTAAAAATCCAGCTATACGCCTAGCAGGTTTATCTGGATTAGATTTTGGAACTGCCATAAGTAAAAAGCTAATTTGATTTATATGTTGAATTAATTGAGTTTCTTTACCATTAACAGTTCCATAGTAAATCATTAGGTGAGGGTTATGATAACCAATATCTGTAACATTTAATAAAATACTTTGACCAAAATTGCACAACTTGAGAGCGACTTCATGTTCATCATCTAAATTTTTCTCAAATTCAGATATTTGTTC